ATTATGGAAAATAGATATTTTGTTAAAGTAGCTTGGTCACGAGAAAATTATGAACCAAAGCGTGAAGTCAGGTTTATGGTCGAAGCCGATAGCGCTGATCAGATTAGACAAGTAATAGATCCTAAACATGAAATTCTAGTTATAGATAGGGTTGATTAATGGTCAAAGAACAGCAAGGAAAATTCATATGCACAGATTGCGGTCATACCTATAGTTCTATGCTGGGTGACGATGAAGTGCCAGAAGTTTGCGAGCAATGCGATGAAAACGCAGAATAAAACACACGCAGTAATGTCCCAAAGGCACGAGAAAAAGGATAGTCTTGATTACTTTCCTACTCCGCCTTGGGCCACGCGAGCGCTTTTTCACTCCGTTATTCTACCAATGGGTATTGTTCATTACAATAATCGTGTGTTAGAGCCAGCTTGCGGCGGTGGTCACATGGTCAAGGTCCTTCAAGAATATTTTGATAAGATCGAATCATGTGACATAGCCGATTACGGTCAGGATCGTATTCAAGATTTTCTTACCTTGGATTACAGTCAGGTAATAGGTGCCTACGATTTTATTATTACTAACCCACCCTTTAATCTAGCAGAAGAATTTGTCCGTAAAGCCTTGCCCATGACACGCAAGCTGGTGGCAGTCTTCGCTAGAACTCAGTTCATGGAAGGAATAGGACGATATGAAAGATTATTTAAACCAAATCCACCAACGATTATCGCGCAGTTTACTGAGCGAGTACCAATCGTTAAAGGCCGTCTGTCCGCAACTGCTTCGACAGCTACAAGTTACGCTTGGTTCGTATGGCGAACAGATCAAGACAATGATCAAACAAAGCTGGTCTGGATACCGCCATCAAGACGCATCTTTGAAAAAAATGCCGACTATGCACAAAGTCTGGAAGCTCCACATCCTCGACCCACGGGTCACGCCACGCAAACAGACCTTTTTGGAAAAATTGAAGGAAATAATTAAATGAGGAAAAAAAAATATACCAAAAAAGAAAAAGAATTACGCGACCAATCTATTCAACGAATCCTTAATGATAAAGACGAACTTATTCGTAATTTAAATATTAAAAAAGAAGAAAGTGCTTGGATTAAAATTCACGAAATGCCATTATGGGCAGAAGCTATATTAGAAATAGAAGGACTGGTCAACGAAGAGGTCTCACGGCTCAAGAAGAAAGATGATGTAAAAACAGCTGCGCTGTTAACAAAATGTCTTACGGTTATTAAACGAGGTTACTGATGAATAAATATGGAATGAACTCTTGCAGAGAATGTGGGGGTAAACTTAGAAGAGTCAAGTATGTCAGGAAAATGCCAACATATTGTCCTGACTGCACACAAAAAATTAATCCAACTGTCAGAGATATTTTTAAACAAATGCAAGCCAATCCAACTACACCAGCTCCTGATGAAATGTGGTTTGAAGATGATCCACGAGCTGTTAATGAAATAGAGTATGGGCGTGTTATTAAAAGAGCAACCACTATCAGTAGTAGTACAACTTTGGGAGAACTTTTTGAATGAGTGAATTAATCTGTAACCTACCAGCTCAAAAAGTTTTTGTAAGAAAAGAATATTTAAGGGATTTAGAAGATGGATTTGGTGAATTTGTCGATGGGGTCTGGGTCTCATGTAAATCTATACCTGGAAGAGCATTTTATTTTGAGACTTATCTGCCTCAATATGGGGCTTTGTTTGACAAGTTGCCTATTAGCGCATTTGTATCTAGACCTGAAGTACCCAATCCAGACCTACCTCTTAATAATCTTCAGTTCTGGAATTGTATGGATTATGGTATCGTGGCTGTTCATAAACAATTCATCGGTTCAATGGATTTTGAGGTGTTAACTAGAGACTTTGGTATACAAAAAGGTGTTTATGTTGCAACTTTGGACAATTATCACGCTGATGTTAACGCCATAGACTATAGCACATCTGAGACACCTGACGAACATAAATCTTTTAATCTGCTTCAGCTGGAGAATGGACAGTATTGTGTATATCCAAATAATAGAATGAGAGTTTATGACAATAGTCTCACGCCTGACAAACCGCTACAGCCTGATTTTAAGGTAAGCACAATAGAATATCAGGTTGAGAACGGTAATAATACAAGACTGGGCGATACTAACGAATATTTTTGGAAAACAAAAAAAGAAAAATAGTTACATTTATTAATCTCCTTTATATATAGAGCTGAAAATAAAAAAAATATTTTTTATTAAAAATAGGTGTAACTGGTGTAACTTATGTAACTTTACTCTGTAATCCTTTATATACAACAAATTTATGGTTACATATTTGGTTACATATTTATTTTCAAAAATGTAACTTTACAATATTAGATGGATTTTGGCCTTACTAAGAGCGAAAAAGTTTTTTGCAAAAAAATATTTTCTGGTCTATATATAAAGAATGAATAATTTAAAGCCTTTGAAAAAGGGTCGTGGCAGACCAAAAGCAGACATACATAGCAAGCTTACTAGAAGACAAGAAAAGTTTGTAAAAGAGCTGGTTTCTAATGATGGAATGATAACTTATAGAGAAGCCGCTATCAATGCTGGGTTCCCAGCTTCTTCAGCACATACCAGGGCATATGAAATGACTAATCCTGAGATTTGTCCTCATGTTTGTAGAGCAATACAAGCTTATAGGGATGAACTGGATGAGAAATATGGTATTACCTTCAAAAGACATTTAAGAGATTTGCAAAGAATTAGAGATTTAGCTTTGGAAAATGGTGCATATTCTGCCGCAGTCCAAGCTGAATACCGTAGAGGTCAAGCTAATGGTAATATTTATATTAATAAATCTGAAATCCGTCATGGGACAATAGACAGTATGTCCAAAGAAGAAGTTCTAAAAGCTTTGAAGGAACTTAAACAAAATGAACCGAGATACGCTGAAGAAGTTATTGAACACGAGGAAGAAAAGTCCGACCAAAAAAGAATCAGGACTGTACGAACAACTAAAGAGAGCCTCCCTACAATACAGTAAACCATTACGTCTTAGTAGAATAGAGAACTGGATGACGCTTGGCCTTCCTGATCTTTTAATTTGTGACCACAAACATAAATTTCATTTTGTAGAATTAAAATATGCACGTTTTAACAAAGTAAAAATTAGTCCCCAACAAGTCAGCTGGATATCTTTACATAAAGAAGCTTCTGTTTGGATATTAGTGAAAAGCACTCAAGGATTACATTTATATCGAGCTGAACAAGTTATACAGCTGAAAGAAGAGGGCATAAAACTAGCTCCGCATTACTTTTGTCCTGATCCTTATGACTGGGTAAAAATTTTTGACTTGCTATTATATAAAAAATCGCATACCATTCTAAACAACATTAATTAATAGCTTGGAGGCTAGAATGAAAAATTATACTGTAAAATTTGACGTTCATATTTGGTACGATAGAAATTTTGCCATAACAGCTTCTTCTCAGGAGGAAGCTGAACAAAAGGCAAAAGAACTTATGGGTAAAACAGAATATGAAATGTATCAAACTATCAACCCAGTCAAAGTTCCTAATTTAAAAGAGTTAGAGCATTGGACTTTTGGTGATTTAAAATTAGATAAAGTTTATGTGGAGGAAGATTAAATGCGTAATGTAGAAATAGACGATGAAAGATATCGAGCTTCATTATCTGAAATATCTCCAGCCTTAAAAAATTATGAAATAGTTTTAACAGCTGACGAGAAATTAGAAAAATACATTGAAGCAGACATTTTTGACGCTAAAAACGGTGATTATGTTGCTCATTTCAAATTAGATAATTTGGAGGATAAAAATGATTAACCTCGAACAAAAATTTAATAATGATAAAAAATTTAAACGTAAAGTATTGTTTGAATATAAATCTTTTTTAACAGAAAGCATACTAAGCGGTGATCGTTGCGAAGATTGGCAAGCTTTTGAACATGAAGGTATATCATATGACATAAATTTATATGTAGATGATATTACTAAGCATCCAAAAGATGCTATTTATAGCACAAAAGTCAACAATATGGGCGTTCCAGAAACTGACGGCGAAAATTTTTATTTAATTCCACAAAAATATAATAAAAAATTTAAAGTTAAAGATTTAGAAACTGGCGATATAAAAACATGGTCAGTTAATAAACTTTTGACTGAAATTAATCGTGATCGTAGTGAGGACTGGAAGCCTTATACAGCTCTTGACTGGTATGAAGGATGGACCAGCTGGTGCGAAGGTGAAACTTATACCTTAAATTTAAAAGGAGAAAATTTATTATGAAAGTTAAAGTTTATAAAAATCTTACTAAAGACTGTTTAAGTGTGATGGATTATAAAACGCGGAAAGTAATTCGTCATTGTTATGGTGATCATCGCAAACACGGTGATCACATTCGTTTAGAAAATGCTAGCTTTTGGGTTAGCCAAAAGACTAGGGACCGCGTAGTTAGGGAAAAGAAAAAATACGTTCACGCTTTTGTTATTGGTGACTGGATAGACAACTGGACACTAAAAGAGCAGTTTGAACAAGTATTTTATGATCCTTATAAGCATAATAATTTTTATGTAGAAGGCGGTAAACATAAACCAAAAATAGATGTATCAGCTGACTGGAGGGGCGTTGTTCATTTAGTTCGTGATACAATAGATGATAAGCTTAAAGTTTGGAGGGCAGTTTAATGTCTTACAATAAAAATTATAAAATAAAACCACGTTCTGAAGTTGAAAGTTTAGTATTAAATTTTGTACAAAAAAACAAAATTTATGCAATGTATGGAAAAGATACTGAAGGAATATTTGAAGTTAAATTTGTAGTTAAGGAGGAAAAAGATAATGACTAAAGAACAAAAAATTTTAGATACGTTGGCAGTCGACTCAGGCCAGTTAAGATTAACCAATACAATGCTAAATAAATCTATAATAGATGCGAATGAAAGCATTAGAAAATTTGCAAAATTATTTGGTATAGATTTTAATTTAATGGAAAAGGGCCAAAAGCATAAACTGCTGGCATACTATGATGACGATGATTCGGTATGCACACTTTCATTTTATAAAACTGTAAATAGAGGTGATAGGCGATTATCTATATCAGGGATAAGAAAAAAAGCTCAGGTTAATGATTTAATTGCATTAACTTATAAAAGAATACTTTTGGATAACGACATGCAGGAAAATGTAATTGTTATTAATGTCACAGCTAAAGCTGAGAATAGGAAGGTAGCATAATGTATTTTATTTATAAGCTTATTGGCCGTTTACTTTATGGAAGTAATTTTGAAAAATACGAAAAACAAAAACCATTTAAGGGTAGGCGCAGAAAGTAATTTGACATTTTTTCTATAAAATCGCATACTGGGGGCGGTCCAAAGTTTGGGCCGCCTTTTTTTTCAATTATAAACTACAGGAGTCTAATATGACAAAACCAAAAAAAACTTACCGATTAGCAATCGATTTTAAAACTAAAGAATCAATGAAGGAATTTGTGGATGATCTAGCGGCCCAAGGTGAGCTTGGTGATGTAGCCGTGTATCCTATGGACGCATTACACAAAATTAAAATCACTGAAGATTATATTGTTAGAGCATATGGCGCTGGCAATGGTCTAAATCCATTATAGGGGGCGCTTATGAAAAAAAATATGATTAATACAGTTTTTCCTAATGCTAATAAAAATAATGGTATCGTTTTTAGCGAGGAAAAATTAAATTCTAAACGTAGTCGTGTAGAGGATAGTCCGACATATAAATTTTTAATATTTTATGATCTATTGAAAGTTTGGTATAAAGATAAAGAGCTGGAAAAATTTCACGATTACGAAGATATTTTTGACTATACAAAAAAAGTAATGGACGAATACGAAAAATCTGAATTTGCAGTTGATTATTCGCAAAGTGAATTAGCTTGTATTAAAGAATTTTTTGTTGAAAAATTTGGACGTTAATTACCAATTTGACATATGCGCTTTTTTATATAAAATAGGAAGCGGTCCACAATGGGCCGCTTTTCGCATTTAACGATAGGAGTCAAATAATGCACAATATAGAAAATCAGGATAATACTTTATCCAACTTACTTAGAACTATTCAAGAAACTAATTCACTTAAACAAGATTACATCGCGCCGACTAGCGAGCTTCAATTAAGAACGCCAGTATGGTCCGATGATAATTCAGGCAATAAAAGTGAAATTGTAATGGAAGGAGCTGGCGGCGTTCCTACCAAAATATTAAAAGTTAATGATCTATGCTTCGATCAGATAGCACAAAAGAACGGCTTCGATACTAGGACGGCTAAACGCCTTCAACAGCAGTACCCAGTAGAATTTGATAATGTTATGAATGCTATTTTTCAAAAAGAATCTAGTAAAAGATTAATCAGAACATATGACATTGCTGGCAGTCCAAACTATGGCACCGCTCGAGCTTTTTTATCGGACCGTTTTAAAACTTTTGATAATACTGATTTATTGGAAGCTTGCGTACCTCAGCTAATGGAATCGGAAGCGAGCTGGAAAATTGTGACGGCCGCTATTACTGAGAAAAAAATGTATATCAAATTAAAATCAGAATTGCTAAAAGGCGCTGGTGCTAATGTGAACGATATTATGGCCCACGGTATTGGCATATCCAATAGTGAAACTGGTGCTGGTAGCATTAATGTCCACGAAATTTGCTGGACGCTAATTTGTAATAATGGAATGCAAACTCAAAAACAAACTAGGAAGGCCCATATTACCAGTGCGCGTGAAGGTGATAGTTGGAATATTTTGACCGATGAAACTAAACAAGCTGATAATCATTCTTTAAAATTACAGCTCCGCGATATTGTGGGCAGTTATTCCAGCCGCGAATCTTTTGACGAAAATCTGCAAAAATTTAGGATGGCCGCTCAGGATGTAATACCAGCTGATGTAGATAAAACTGACGTTGTTGAAAATTTAGGTAAAGTTTTATCTTTAAGTAAAAAAGAAACTAGCTCAGTTTTAAATGGTTTACTTGATACTATTGGCCAAGCTGGTTATGAAAACGACCAGCCGTTAAACCGTGCTACAATGGTTAACGCTGTTACAGCTGTTGCGCATAAGGCCGAAGCTGATGATGTAGATTTTTGGCAACGTCTAGGCGGTCAAGTTTTAGATCTAAAAAAATCTGACTGGAATCGCGTAGCGGTTGCCGCATAGCTCCAGTTCATAAAAACGCCTTAACCAAGGTGAAAAATTAAAGGCCCTACTGGGGCCTTTTTTTTGGCCTTTACAAGGTGTAATAAATATATAACTATATGGGATATTAAAAATTAATAAGGAGTCTAATAATGAGTAAATTTATAAAATCTATAAAAAAATGCGGCGGCGTTCTTAAATTTAAAAGGCTGGCTTTTGGTCCTAATAACGGTTGTGAACAGTGTTATTATAATAATGAATTAGATTATACTGGCGCGGAAAATTTCACTTTATGTATTGAATGCGCCGAAGATTTAAAAGAATTAACAAGAGATATAAAAAACGGAGTCGTTCAATGTCAGTAAATCCAAAAAAAATAAATATATCTTTAAATCCTGATCAATACAGCGCGATTGTATCCGCATTAAGAAGCGCTGATATTTGGCATATGAGTTTTGAAGAATCACATTTAAATGAATATGAACAAAAAATTTGGACGCAAGCTTTCAAAAAATTTGGTCTAGATTTAAGCGAAGGATAAACCAAAATAAATAAAAAATTAAAGGCCCATTTATTGGGCCTTTTTTTATGCGTCCAGCTGGTGAAGCTTTACAAGTTATATAAATATATGCGATAACAATTTTAACATTTAAAAAAAGGAGTCTTATAATGTTAAAAACGGTTGTTAATTCAACGGCGATGAAGACTACATATTGCGCCGTTACTTATAGAGCTGGCCGCGGCAATAACTTTGCTACTTGCCCTAAAACATGCAATTTGAATCCGAGCGGTTGCGGCGCGGCTGGCATTGATAAAGAGTATTTAAATACTTTATTAGATGCGGTCCCAGTTGGCGGAGTCAGTTTTACTTATTCACATTTTAATTTTTTAAATTATGCGCATTTATTAAAACTGGGCCGTACTGTTATTAATTATAGCGCGGATAATTTAAAGGCCGCATTAAATGCGTTTAAAGTTTTACCTACTGTTATCAATGTAAATATTAAATTTTGGGAAGGTAAAAAAACGCGAATCATTGACGGCGTAAAAA